CCAGCCGGTCACAGCCCCAGCGCATGACGCACCCGAGCCTGACGACGATGACAACACCCCGCGCCAGTCGCTTCGGCGGGCGAGGTTGGCGGAAAAGGTCGGCTACAACGAGCTGGTCCTCTGCAAACGGAACGGCGGATCGATCGAGGACATCCGCAAGGCGAACTCGATTTACATCGCGGCCAGAAACAACCGCCACAAAGCCGAGCGCGACTTCAAGGAATGGCAACGCGCGGAGGGGATTCTGCTCTACTTCGACGAGGCGAAGGAGATCGCCGGTCGTCCGCATGTGGCGGTGAAGCAAACCCTCGAAATCGCAGCCAAGACGCTCGCCCCTCGGCTCTACGGCCAACCCCAGAAAGCGATTGAAAACGCGCTCGCTGAATGGATCGACAATCTCACCACGCTCATCAGGCAAAGCATATGAAAATCGAACACCTCAAAACATCCGACCTCATCCCCTACGCGCGGAATGCTAAGAAGCACGACGCCGCGCAGGTTTCCAAGCTCGCCGGTTCAATCCGCGAGTTCGGATTCAACAACCCCGTCTTGATCGACAAGGACAACGGCATCATCGCCGGTCATGGCCGCGTGATGGCGGCCCAATCGCTCGCCCTCGAGTCGGTCCCTTGCATCCGCCTCGGTCACTTAAGCGACACCCAGCGCCGCGCCTACATCCTCGCCGACAACCGCCTCGCTGAAATCGGCGGCGGATGGGACGAGGAAATGCTGAAGCTCGAGCTGGCGGAGCTTGGCGATCTGGATGTTGACCTCGATGCGATCGGGTTCGGCGCTGAAGACATTGCCGAGATGGAAATGGAAGACGAGGCCGAAACCTCAGACGCCGACGCAGAACCCCAGATCGACAAAGCCGACGAACTCCGCGAAAAGTGGGGCGTCGAGACTGGGCAACTTTGGGAGCTTGGCGACCATCGGTTGCTGTGCGGGGATAGCACGATCCCCGAGCATGTGGCGAAACTCATGCGCGGAGAGAAGGCGCAACTCATTCACGCAGACCCGCCGTATGGAATGGGAAAAGAAAAAGACGGGGTGCAAAATGACAACCTCTACCGCGAAGAATTAGACGCCTTTCAAATGGCATGGTGGCGAGCCTTTCGGCCACACGCCGAAAATAACGCAAGCGCCTACATCTGGGGGAACGCTGAAGACCTCTGGCGGCTGTGGTATTGCGGAGGGCTAAAAAACAGCGAGCGCCTAACGATGCGCAACGAGATCGTGTGGGATAAAGGCCACGGGCAAGGCATAGGCTCAGCCGATCATCGAATGTTTCCAACCGTATCCGAGCGGTGCCTTTTCTTTATGCTTGGCGAGCAGGGATTTAATAACAACGCGGACAACTACTGGGAAGGGTGGGAGCCGATACGCGCATACCTTGCTAATGAAATGGAAAAATGTGGAGGCTCAAAAAATTGGAAGGCGGCTCTAGGGAATCAAATGGGAGGTCACTATTTCACGAAATCTCAATGGTGCCTTCCTACTGAAGAGGCTTACAAAAAACTCCAATCCTTTGGAAAAGGTGACGCCTTCAAGCGGGAGCACGAAGAACTCAAGCGGGAGTTTTATTCAACACGCGCACACTTCGACAACACACACGACAACATGACGGATGCCTGGCGTTTCCAGCGAGTCACTGGAGAAGAACGCCACGGGCACGCCACGCCGAAACCCGTCGAGATGATGAAGCGCGTAATGCTTTCAAGTCTGCCCAAGGGCGGAATATGCGTGGAGCCTTTCGGAGGCAGTGGCTCGACCTTAATGGGTGCAGAAAATACAGGCCGCAAATGCCGCGCTATCGAGATCAGCCCCGCCTATGTCGCCGTGGCGATCCAGCGATGGGCAGACGCCACCGGCAAAGAACCCAAGCGCCTCGCATGACCCCAGCCGCCGAAGCCCTGCGCGAGCACATCCGTTCGATTTACGCGCCGATCGATCGCCGGTCGGTCGTTCAGTGGTGCAGTGATGAGGTGATCCTCTCCGAGCGTCAGACCCAAATGCCTGGCGCATTTTCCGTCTCGATGACGCCCTACCTGCGAGAGCCGCTCGAATGCTTCGGCGACATCGATGTCACGGATGTCGTGCTGGTCTTTGGAACGCAAACCGGAAAGACGACGATGATCCAAGCCGGGACCGCATGGCGGATCTGCAACAAGCCGCAGCCGATGGTGTGGGTCATGCCGACAGAAGGCCTCGCCCGATCATTTTCCGAAACGCGATGGATGCCGCTGTTCGATGACAGCGTCACGCTCTCGGCTCAAAAGCCTGCCGATCGCCACAAGTTCAAAACCCTCGAGCAACACTTCAGCCGATCCTCGCTTGTCTTCGTCGGGTCCAACTCACCGGCCAACCTCGCCAGCCGCCCCGCCGGTCTTCTCCTACTCGACGAGGTCGACAAGTTCGCCACTGAGACCGACAAGGAAACCAGCGCCCTGCACCTTGCCGAAAACCGAACGAAGAGTTTCGTCGGCGCCCTCCGCGTCAAGACCTCCACACCGACCACGCCCGAGGGACCGATCTGGAAAGAGTACCTCAAAGGCACGCAGGAAAAATTCATGCTGCCATGCCCGCATTGCGCGGAACGCATCGAGCTTTTGTGGGAGCAGGTGAAGTGGGACCGCGAATCCAAGGTCGACGGCAAATGGAACATGGCGCAGGTCGAAGAATCCGCGCGATACGAATGCCAACACTGCAAAGGCTCGATCAATGACGGGCAAAAGATGGAAATGCTCCAGCAGGGGAAATGGCAATGCACCAATGAGTCCGCGCAAAAAGGCTTCCGCTCATTCCACCTCAATTCACTCTACGCCCCATGGCGGTCCTGCACCTTCGGCGCGCTGGCGGTGAAGTTCCTGCGCGATTCGGAAACCCTCAACGGCCTGCAAGATTTCACCAACTCGACCATGGCCCTGCCGTGGGAGCAGGTCGAGACCAGCATCGGCGACGCCAAGATCCTCGGCCTTTCCGGCACCTACGAAGTCGGCACCTGCCCGATCGATGAACCCGCGCATGTCGTCACCTGCGCCGATGTCGGCCAGGAGAAGCAGCACTGGGTCACTACCGCCTTCGCTGCCGATGGATCAAGCTATGTCTTGGACTACGGCACCACGCTCGCCGTCGAGGATCTTCTCCGCGATCCGCCACTGCGGTCCTATGCTACACCGAACGGCAGTATCGTGAAACCCGAGTGCGGTCTGATCGACTCCGGCTTTGCGACCTTCCGCGTCTATGCCACCTGCCAAGAGTCTGGCGGATTCTATTTCCCAGCAAAGGGCGCGAATGTCACCTTCGGCACGCGGATCAGCCGCACCACGATCGACAACTTTCCGGGCGTGGTGCTCTACACCTATGTGGACCACGCCATAAAAACCGAGCTCTTCATCGACCGCATCAAGGATCAAAAGCCCGAGCTCAAGATCCCGAAGAAAGTCAGCTCCGAGTTCGTCGCCGGACTGAGCGGGCAAAAGCTCGTCCCGCGCAAGACGCCGAGCGGCCAAGTCTATGTCTGGAAGGATGTCCGAGATGATCACTTTATGGATGCGCTCAAACTCTGCCACATCGCGTGGCACATTTTGAAAAACGCCTGATCGGACTGCATATCATTTCGGAAACCCACCACCCACCACGCGGAAACGCCGGTGGGTTTTTTTATGCCATTTTGACACCCGCCCGTCGGCGTGAGCGAATCCATGAAAATCAGCGGCGTGAAGTCCTACCTGCGCCGGACCAAGACCAACGAAGAGCTCGAGGCCTTGGCCGACACCGTCTTTTCCAGCGCCACTGAGGAGGTTGTGATAACCAGCATCGGCACCGAGGGATCAAGCTCGTCGGGGCAGGTGAGTTTCCCCAAGTGGCTGCTACTCCAAGCGATCGAAGAATTGCTCACCGACGGAGGCCGTGAGCGTCAGCTTGCCGCGATCGTCGACCGCTCACGCTACTCATCGCCGCTTTGATTTTGACACCCCGAAATCAATCGTGAGCGAAATCAAAAAATCAAATCGCGGTGGCAAGCGCCCCGGAGCCGGACGCCCGAAGAAAAACGCCACGCCCAAGGCCGCCGCCTTTGAAGCTGCCGAGCATTCCATCAATCGCGGCCTCGTCATTCTCAACACCGTCGAACCCCGCCGCGAGCTCCCCGCGCAGACTCGCCTCGAGCTACTCAAGAAAGCCCGCTGGCTGTACAACAATGTCGGCGTCGCCGCCTACCTCATCGAGCACCTTGCCCAGCGTGCCGTCGGCACCGGCATCGTCCCGAAGGCCCGCACCGCGAATGCCGAGTGGAACCGCATGGCCGAGCGCGCGTTTGAAGATCGCGCCTGCGCTGAGGCATGGGCATTCGACGCATCTTCACAGGTCAACTTTTACGGCGCTCAATCTCTCATCCTTCGTCAAGTCGCCTGCGATGGCGACTTCTTCGCGCAGTTCCTCACCACCCAGAGCGGCGGCGCGCGCGTCCGCTTCATAGGCGGCGAGGCGGTGGGATCGACTGCCGACTCCTCCGACCGCTCGTTCGATGGCGTCCTGCTCGACCAGTTCGGCGCACCCTTATCCTACCGCGTTATTACCGACCGCGCCAACGGCAAGTACACCGATGTCCCAGCGCAGGACATGCTCCACTTCCGCCACATCCGGCGCGCAGGCTACCCACGCGGCGCGTCATGGCTGCACAACGCAGCGATCAACCTGCAAGACCTTTCGGAAATCCTCTCCTACACCAAGGGCGCATTCAAAGCAGGCGCGCAGATCGGCTTTTCGATCACCAGCAACGAAGCGGCCAAGATCGGCCTCGGTGCTAAAATCGCCACCAGCGAAGGCGATGACCTCAGCACCGAGCGCCTCTACAACGGCACGCTCATTCCAAAGCTCAAGCCGGGCGAGTCGATCCAGAGCTTCAAGAACGAACACCCCGGCCAGAGCTTCGAGCCGTTCGTGCGCTATGTGATCTCCGAGGTCGCGCGCGGCATCGGCCTGCCACCCGAAGCGCTCATGATCTTCGTCGGCGCGAGTGGCACCGAGTTCCGCGGATTGCTCGAGGTCGCACAGAATTTCCTCGAGCGTCTCCAGCAAATGCTGGTCGATCAGTTCTGCCGTCCGTTCTGGAAGTTCTGGCTGTATCAAGAAATTCAAGCCGGTCGCTTGCCATACCCCGGCGACGATTGGTGGAGGTGCGAGTTCATCCCGCCGAAGAAAATCACCGTCGACAACGGCCGCGATGGCCGCCTGTACAGCGACTTGATGGACAAGGGCTACATGTCATGGGAGCGCTACTGCAACCTGCACGGCCTCGATGCCGAAGCCGAGGAAGACGACATCCTGCAAACCTACCTCCGCCGCAAAGCGAAATGCGACGCGCTTGGCCTCGAGGTTGGTGAGGTTTTCCCAAGCCAAGACGGCAGCCTCTGAAATTTTGACACGCCCGCTGCGGCGTGAAGACCTGGTATGCCCTATCTG